AAAAAAAAAAATAATAAAAACCATATTATCTTTACCATCTAACAGAAGAAATAATTTAGTTTTGGAAATTAAAAATCAAGATAGTAAGAATGTTTATAATATGATAGTATCGGTTGAAGAAGGTAAACCTAAAGAACCAATTAAATTAGTGTTAATTACTCAAATTAAAGGTGTTAATTTTTTAAATTACCACAATAAAAAACCAAACACAATTATAAAAGTACACACTTTAGGTGATAAAACATAATAAAAAACCCCTCAAAAGAGGGGTTAGTTTTTTTAGTCAATTCCAACGACTTCCAAGTCAAAGATTAATTTTTTTCCCGCTAAAGGATGATTACCGTCAAGAACGACAACATCTTCTTTAATTTCAAGAACTTTAACATTAACAGGCCCTTGAGGAGAATTTCCTTGTAACATTTGTCCTACTTGAACATCAGGTGGAACATTAGTTGATGGGATTTCAATAATCATTTCAGGATTATGGTCGCCATAAGCTTCGGTTGGTTCAATTTCTATTGTTTTTTTGTCTCCCTCTAACATATCAATTAAACCATTTTCAAATCCTTTAATTAATTGATTTTGACCCAATGTAACTTTTAATGGTGTTCTTCCTTCAATCAAAGAAGAATCAAAAATAGTACCATCTTCCAATTTTCCTGTGTAATTCACATTTACGGTATCTCCGTTTTTAATTTTTTTCATAATATTTATTTTAAGAAAGATAAGTTAATTATATTAAATAATCAACTTTATTTTATTCAGAAAATAGTTTTATATTTGTATCATGAAAGACGTAATTAACCCTAAAAACATTTTATACCGATATTATCTCCACTTAAAGAACAAGTTTAATCCTCCAAGACAAATAAGTGAGGAGGAAAAATTTTGTCATGATATATGTATTAAATTAATTAATAATCCAAATTCAAAGTTAACAATAGCTCCTTTATCAAACAAAAGATATATAAAAAATGACGATAGTAGTATGTTTATTGTTATTTCAAATGGTACTATTATGTTGATTAATCACGTATATAGTTATAGTATTTATTGTGAATTTGATGAGCATTATCAAGAACTAGTAAAAATGTTTGATAACGAAGTTGAGGAAAAAAGATTACAATTAGAAGTTGAGATAAAATCAAATATTCAACATTCCCTAAAAAAAATATTGGAAAGTTTATCTTGAGAGATACTCTTTAATAACACTTAAAATGTTATCTCTTACTGATTCTTTTTTTGGTTCGTAATGAGTCATTTTTGGGGCGTTTCCTGTTCCTGATTTACTATGGGTTTTTTCTGCCTTTCTTTTTTGCTGACAAGCACTTCTTTTTTGTGAATCAGTCATTCTTGATACGACTCCAGCGGCTCTACATTTAGGATATCCTTTATCAGAAGCGTCGGGTCTACCACAAGGAGGATGACCGCCACCTTCTTTATGACGACAAATATTGACCCAAGGACCTTTTGGTTGTTTACTACCTTTTGGTTTCTTTTTTGTTCCAAACCAAACAGCTAAATCTTCTTTAACTATTTTATTAAATGGACCTACGGGTGCTCCAGGACCATTACCACCATTTAAGTTATCACCATCATCATCACTATTATTAGGGTGTTTTTTTTCAAATTTTTCAATTTTGCGAGCTTTTGACTCCAATTTTTTTGCTGTTTTTTTTGAGACATCTAAAGAACCGTCATAACTATCATAAGCCAATTGAGAATCATCATATTTTGAAACTTGAATATTAAATGGGTCTAATGTTGTTTTATCCCACAATTTAGTTCCAGGACTTAAAGGGACCTTAAAAGAACCTGAACCACTTGTTCCTGTGGCCTCAGTTAACAATTTGTCCTCTTTATACCATTCTAATAACTCTCTATTTAATTTTTTGATGGACATTAATAAAAAAATTTTTTATAATTATAAATATCACTAAAAAAATAAATAACATGGCAAAAGAAAAAGAAGTTAAAACAGAAGAACCTATAGTTGAAGAAAATAAAGTAGAAGAACCAACTCTTGGAGAACCAATCGGTATTTTGTTTGACACAATGAATTATTACAAAAATGAAGATTTAGATAGATTTATATCTAATCTTAATCAAGAACAAGCACTATATTGTATACTACAAGCGTGTCAATCCGCATTCAAAAGAAATGCATATAATATAACTGAAACCGAATTATTATCAAAGGCTATTAGAGTGGTTTCTTCACCGACTAATTAAAAAAAAAGGAGACAATTTCTTGTCTCCTTTTATATTTTCATTAAAGAAATGATTATCTCAATTCTTGTAAATCAAATGTTCTAACACCATCAACTGTGATTTTACCATAGAAACGGTTATTAACCATTTTCTTAGCGTATCTCGTCATAATACCTTTAATTGGAGTAAAATTGAACGGATTATACATAGTTGGAGTTAATTGTAACGGTACGTACGGTGCGTAGATGTAACCAGTATCTAACAATGATGTTCCTTTGTGTCCAATCAAAACTGTATTTGCTGGGAAGTAAGGGTCACGATATACTTGGTAACGTCCTGCAAGAGTACCTACTCTTTCAATACCCATGTTGTATTGGTCTTGCTCAGGTGCTGCGTTTGATACGTGGAAATATTCCAAATCATCAAAAATTGCACTGATTTCAGAAGAAACAACTATCCAGTTTGCACCACCTCTCAAAGTTGATTTGTGGATTTGTGCTGAAAGTTGATTGATTGCTGTAATCAAAGTTTGATTCCAATCTTTTTGAGTATAAGAAGTTGTTTGAGATAATCTCTTCCAACCATTGTAGTCCCAACGAATTGTCCATGCTGCTCCTTTACGTAAATCACGTAAGATTTCACGGTCAATTTCGGCAGCAACTTGTTCAGACAATAAAGCCGTTAATTCGGCTTCAGCATCGATGTTGTGGAAAGCCGCAACGTCTTGTGCCAATTCAGGTGACCATTGTGCTCTTAATTTTCTTTCAGTTACAGAAACTGTTACTGATTCAAGGTCAAAAGAAACTTCACCAATTTTATCTTCAAATTCCAATTCTTCATAACGTCTGAAAACGGCTACGAAAGAAGTTGCAGAAGATGCCGATACTACTGTAGTACCTGTGTAACCGTCTAATGAGTCAGCTCCACAAGTCGCACATACAGGACACTGTAAATCAACTTCCAAAATGATACAACCATCTTGAGAACAGATACTGTCATAAGTACCACCATTACCATTTGGCCATGTAGTTGGAGTCGCAGTGTAAGTAGGACTTACAATACCTTTACCATATTGTTGTGTTACAACTCTGAATGGTAAAGCAGCCGCAGTTGTGTCAACACAACCAGCAGAAACAGATATACCAGCACCAGCAACAATATGTAAATCAGATAAGAAAGTCTCAGTATCAATTTCAGAACCATCAGGTCCCATCAATTTACCAACACCATTATCATAGAAACCACACATTTGGATAATCATTTTTCTTTGATTTCCTGTGATTGAGTTATTTGGTACCAAAGTACCGTTTGACCAAGATACTACAGTTGTAGTCGCGGTAATTGCTGACCATTGACCTTTTGAATAGTCAAATAAACCCGCAGGATTCAATGTAGGCTCAGAACCTTCATAGAATAAATCATAAAGATTTTTAGCGTAAGCACCTGAACCAGTATAACCCGCATTTTGATTACCAGGATAGTTACCAGGTGAACCAATTGGTGCGTAGTGTGTACCTGATTGGTTTGCTGAACCGCCAGTGTAACCTTGAATTTTAGGTACGAAGTAGAACAATTTACCAATTGGTAAGTTCATAGCTTGTACAGAAACGATATCGTTTGCCAAAAGTTTAGAGAATACTCTTCTTACAATTGGAAATACAACTGTTTCAAAAGAACCTGAAGAATCTGTTGCAGATGCTTCGTTGATTAAGAATGATGCTTGGTTTTCGTATAACTGTGCAACGTTCTCTTTAAGGTGACCTTTAAGACCCTCAAGGAATCCTAATTTGTCCCATTTGCTGATTGTGTCTTCTTTGATAACTTTAAGGTGCTTAAGACCAATGTTACCAACAAGACCGCTTTCTAATAATGCTCCCATTTTAATTTTTATTTAATTTTTTTTTTAGTTTATTTTATGATGTTCATTTTTGACATCAAATCTTTCATTCTCATAAATTGAGGATTTTCGTAAGTTTTTGACTCAATTAAATTAGCAGCAGAACCTGATGATGGAGTCTTATCAATTTTTTCTTGAATTGACTCTTTCATTAGTTTATTACCACCTTGAGATGAAAGTTCGTCTTTAACAATTTTATAAAGAGATTTTGACTCTTTTAAGGATTCAACAGAATCAAATCTTCTTAAGATATTGATTTTTTCATGTTTGGTAGTTGAATGTTCAGTAAATAATCTTGTAGCATAAGCCAAATTAGAATTAAAAACCGCAACCTCGTTAAGCTTAGTTCTAAAAACGTTAAGTGCTTTTCTGTACTCTTCATTTTTTTCTCTAAGTAATTTAACTTCTCTTTCAACAGATTCTAAATTCAAATGTCTTGGAGCCGCTTTTGGTTTAGGCAATCCAGGTTTTCCAAATCTTCTTCCAGCACCTAAAGTTCTAGAAGCTTCTTTGGTTTCGGTTTTTTTAACAATTTTATTTGTACCGCCCATGTTCTCACCTTTTTTAAATTCAAATTTTGGTTTACCCATTCCAACACCTTTTGTCCCTTGTTTCATGGTTTCTTTGAAACCACCTTTGGTTTTTTTGTATTGAAATTTGGCTTTACCAATTCCCTTACCTTTAGCTTTAAACCCTTCTTCTATAGAGTCATCATCTTCTTCAGATTCTTCATACATTTCTGTAGTTTCATCATCTTCTTCAGATTCTTCATACATTTCTGTAGTTTCATCATCTTCTTCAGATTCTTCATCCATTACGATTTCATACATTACACCTTCTACTTCTTCTTCAGTGTCAGTCATGCCTTCCATCGGAGAATTTTTACGTCTTCCCACATTAGATATTTCTTCAAACCCCTCTTCTTCATCATCCATGCCAGTCATATTAGACATATCAAAATCCCCAAATTCATCATCAAATCCTTCACCTAAAGAAATTTTGTAATGAGCATCATCATTAGTATCTTGTAAATCAACTGTGTTACCGTCTTTTTTAACGATAATACCATCTTCTTCACCCATACCTTTGAAAACCTTTAAAATTTCTTCGTCAGAAGCGCTTGTTAAATCG